CATATCCTCAAAAGGAGTAGATTGAGACAATAAGCGTGTTCTATACTTATTAAGGCCTCCTACGAACTTAAATGGATTCATATCAGGTACCAAAAACTCATAAGCACCCTTAGTGGTAGTTGTTGCCTTGTCATTACTAGCCATTATAATTGGTGGTAAATAATCAGAAGTAACACTAAAAACATTAGGATTGGGTTGAGCATAAGACAAATTAGCTAAAAATGGGGTTTTATTAGTAGTCATCCCGGGTGGAATATAATAAACTGATACAGCCGTGTTCTTAGTGGCCGTGTACTCAACTCGCATCTTAAACCCTACACACGATTTACCATGGTACATAGAAGATATTAAAGCCAAATTTCTATATTGATTTATTTTAGGAGGTGTCAAAAATCCCTGAAAGGTTTCCCCCACTAAAGAAGCCAAAGGTATAACTCTTATAGCGGACTCTTCAGAATTAAGGGCAAAACCAGCTCTATATACATCGTACATCCTCCTTATTAAAGGTCTAATATCTACGTTAGGTTGCAAACGGTCGTAATGTTCAATGTTCGTATCACTACTCTCAAATATAAAATCATTACGCTGTTCTTGTGGTTTATTCATAGGGACAGTACACGAAGGCATACATGATTGAGATCCTCCACTCTGGGGTTCCCATCGCGGTTCAAATATATCCATTCCTCCTCCTTCTGTTGGCGTGCTTTCAGCAACTTCACTATCTACCAAAGAATTCTTAGCCACATTAAAAGTATTAAATTGATGGTAATCAATGGCCCCAGGCACTGTTTGAGCTAAAGCTACAGATTTGTGAGTATACCCGTAAAACTGTAGGTTACTGCCTGGTTTATTTTGTTCACCCTTCATATAAACATTAATGGTAGCTGAAGTTGGGCTACTATCTCCTATAATCATCGGTTGAGCTAGGTATACAATATAAATACCATGAAACATACCTTCTGTAATTGTATCTTCTGCACACGGCATTAATTCATTATCCGCTAAATACGGTAAATCAACACAGTATCTTTGAGCACCAGCAGAAAATTCTAATAATTGAGATGGACAATTAGA